AGACCCCCGTATGAGGTCGTGGAGATCTATGTTTCGTGGATAAATGAGTGTGCTGACGTAGCTGATTCTTACCGCTTGCAAGGTAATTTGGAATTGGCAAGACAATGGGAAGACAGCATGCTCGAAGCACAAAAATTAATGGTAGACTATGTTAATAGTTTACGTACATCAGACGAAATTGTAATAAATAAACCAAGGAGATAAAAATGCCTTCATCATCTAGAACAAGCTTGAGCGCGCTAACTCGCAAGCATCCAGCAACTCTTGAGATCAACCAAGATAACACAGAACAGAAAACTCAGACTGCTGAAAATCCTGTTGCTGAAACCTCTAAAGAGGAAGTACTTGAAGTAGTAGGATTGGTTGGCGAAAAAGTTAACAACGCCACAGAGCCTGCACAAGCAATTATTAATTCACTTGCTGTTGAGCCAGATTTAGAAAAAGCCGCAACTACTACAACGCGCAAAAAGCGAACCAGAAAGTCAGCAAAGTCTACGACTGCAACAGCTAAGACTAAGACAACAACTCGCGCTAGAAAAACCACGAAGACGTCAAGAAAAACAACAACAACGTAAGGGGCTGAATGAACTCGATCTGGGTAGGATTTTATTCTCCTCCTTTGCGCAATTGGCGCCACAAGATCGTTGCGTGGTGGACCAAGAGTCCGCTCGTTCATTCTGAGCTTATTCTTCCTGGCGGAATTACTGCAGGTATTTGCCCTGAAGGCGAAGGTGTAGTTCGCATGGTCCAAGAAGATCATTCTGAGCACGAGTACTGGAAAAAGATAGAGCTTAAAGTTGATGACTATCAACTTAAAAACATATTCAGGTTTTACGAACAAACCGCCGGTCAAAAATATGACTGGATCGGGATGGTCATATCACAGTTTGTTCCTTACATGATCAAGCACGACAGGAAGTGGTACTGCTCGCAGTGGATCGCTCACGCTCTAATTACTGCAGGCATCTTTCCTGTAACATACGAAAAAATTTCTCCAGGCCGTCTCCATGAGATGGTGTTAAATGTGGCAGCCCAGCAGGCTCTTGATGAAGATTTGTGTAATTCTGAAAGCAGCCAAGTATAATTGATACAAATTAGGAGATCTTATGCGCTACGGCTACGCTTGCATTAACATGACTTTGCAAAAGAACCACAAGATTACAACCAACAGATCTATGATTAAGCGTACATTCGCTGCCAAAGGCATCGACTACGCTTCAGAGCTAGCTGTTAAAAATACAGAAGATCTTGTAAAAGTTATTCAGTGGAACAATCGCAACGGATTCAAGCTGTTTCGAATGTCTTCAAAGATATTTCCTTGGGCATCTGAGTATCGCCTAGAGGATCTACCTGACTTTGCCGAGATCAGGTCTAATCTTGAGCTAGCAGGCAAAGAAGCTATGGATAACGGCCAGCGCCTTTCTTTCCATCCTGGCCCGTTCAATATTCTTACTTCGCCACATGAAAAAGTGGTCCAGTCATCTTACACAGACTTACGCATTCACGGTGAAACAATGGACTTAATGGGTCTTCCAAGAAATCACTGGGCTAAGATTAATATTCATATTGGCGCCTCATATGGTGACCACCAATCTGCTACAGATCGTTGGTGTAAAAACTTTGAAGGGCTTCCAGACTCTGTCAAGTCTCGACTAACGGTTGAAAACGATGACAAGGAGTCGCTGTACGGCGTGTCACATTTACACGAGCTGGTTTACGCACGAACAGGTGTACCGATCGTATTTGACTACCACCATCACAGATTTGTTGACGGTGGCCTTTCTGAGAAACAAGCTTTGCAACTTGCAGTGTCCACTTGGCCTGACGGCATCAAGCCCACAACACACTATTCAGACTCTCGTGCGATTGAAATGAGCAACGAAAAGATAAAGCCTCAGGCGCATTCTGACTATATCTTTAATTTTGTCGACCCACACGGCCTGGACATTGACATTATGTTCGAGGCGAAAGCAAAAGAGTTAGCAGTTATAAGATACATGGAAAATCTATGCCAGGATGACGACGTTAAATCCTGTTATACTTTAGACAAGTAATGAATATAATCATATCAATTAAGGCAAAACATGGCACAGAATAAAAAGAGATTTAAGCGCCCTATTGGCAAAGCTAAGAAAACAGGTGAGACTGAGGCTTGGCCCTGGGAGAGAACGACAGGTTTTTGTCAATCTGATTCGCACCCTTGGCATGTCTGTTTAGCATTTGCTGAGCAGAAAGAAGCTGCGGTTCACACTATGTTCACGTATCGCACCCGACAAGGTGCGTATGACAAATCCAAAGAGTTGAACAAGATTTATAAAAGCTCAAACAGGACAATAACTTACGTAAGAAACTGGAAAACGGGAGAAGAGATAGAAACTCGATGATACTTATTTGTTGTGCGGAGAGTTGACCGAGCGGTCGAAGGTGGTCGCCTGGAACGCGGCTGTGGGGCAACCCACCGAGGGTTCGAATCCCTCACTCTCCTCCATTTTTTTAAGGGGCGTCATGCGTAATTTTTTATCTCTTTCTCTCGTTTTCCTCTTTCTTGCATCTTGCAATTCGCACAATCAAGAAACTATTTGTGATAGCCCTGAGCTGATTCAAAAATCTGCGTTTTCTGAGGCTGCTATTCCAGCTGATACGCTAAATCCTTATGAGCTTCGAGCAAGGTATGCAACAGTAAAGGTCTTTACTCCAGGCAGCGGCAGAGGCTCCGGAACATATGTCATCCACAAAGGAAGATATCTGGTCATTACTGCTGCTCATGTCATTGATGACTCTGAGCGATCTTTTGTGTGGGTTGTGACTCCTGACGGCGAGAGAAAGAAAGCGTGGATAGTTTACTTTGATAGAGCAGAAGATCTAGCTGTTCTTGCAGTCAAGAAACTTGATTCAATTTTAGCAATGCCACTTAAGGTTAACAGGTCCCTTCCTGAGATCGGCGAGACACTAGTATATTCAGGCTATCCGGGACATCATGATCTTTTAACACTTAGAGGTGACGTTGCAGGAATCGAAAAGATTTCCAATGGAAGAACAAAAATAACGGTACACACGTACGGATGGCCAGGCGCTTCAGGATCTGGATTCTTTGATCAAAAGGGAAATATGGTAGGAGTTCTGGTTGCGTTACCCGTAGGTAGGGGTTACGTACCACAGCTTTTAGAGGCAATAGTTTTTGCTACACCAATATCACTTCTTGACTTTGATAAGCTGGATGAGAATCTATGTGCCGAGCAAGGTTGGATGCAGCCTGAATGGTGCCCAACTAATAAGTAAGTTACCTGCAAATCTCATCAAACATCGTTTGCAACTGAGTGAAAACCGTGTTAGGGTCAGAAGCTGCGGAGTGCAAGTCGCCCAAGTCCCTTACGATTTGATCAAACGTGTTAAAGTGTTCTTGTAAAGAGAAAACGTAGATACCGAACTCTCCGTCTCTAACAGCATCAGCCGCAGCAACCTCAGTGTTCCTTGGATCCATATAAGATTGACCAGCCTCATCTGTCATTAGCACAATAATCTTTTGAGAGTTTTCTGAGAAGCTAAATGATATGTCACCGTTGCAAATACCAACCACAGCATCATAAGAAGGTTCTAGCCCACCAGAGTTTGGCATGTAAACTGTTTCTATTGTCTGTAAGTGTCGCAAAAACTCATCTCTAGGAACTAGATCTGTAACCTTTATCAGGTGTAAATACCCACTGTCTGGATCGCGGTCTGGTTCTCTCATTCCAATCACCACAAGACCAAACTTAAAACCGCCTGTAATGGGATCTGATAACAGAGGTGTAATACCACCAATCATTGAGCTGATCTCATCACTAAACGACCCTGACACATCCACAACAAAAACTATTTCTGCTGGTCGCTCTTCAAAGCCTTCGTCAATTTGGCCGTCACAGTTGTTGTCAATCCCATCGCATCTTTCTTCTTCTGGAAGAACTTGCCCTTCGCAGTGAGACATGACAGAGTCCGTACAATATGAGATTCCAGCTCTGCAGATTCCAACTCGCATCGTGCCCGCAGGACCATCATAACAAACCACCGCAGTTTGATTGACAATGTGTTCATCAATTTCGCCGCTGCAATTGTTATCAATGCCATCACAAACTTCTTCTGCTGGTCCAACGTGCCCTTCGCAAGACAGCGCGCCTTCATTGCATTCATAAACACCTGGCTGACAGATTCCTTCGCTATAATTTACGCCTTCAATAAATCCGCACAGCTGGTTTTTCTCTGGATAGTTATCATCGATTGCTCCGTTGCAATCATTGTCGATGCCATCACAGACTTCTTCTTCTGGGCCTTGTGCACCAATGCATTCACCCCAACCATCAAACGTACAGTGTTGTTGCCCGTAGGTGCAAATACCATTCCTTGTTAAGCTAGAAAGGTTCTCAACAGTCTCGCCGTTCTCATCACAGGCCCTGACTTCACCCGGAGAGCATTCCAAGGAAACTAGTGTGTCGTCATCAGGACACCCAGTAATCATTATCGCTAAGATTCCAAGAAGGTACTTATTCATTGTTTGTACCTCTCAATGCAAGTTTTTTGATCTTTGAATATTAAGATAGTCAAAACGCTGCTGTTAAGTAGCCTGAATCGAATAGATTCAAATGGGCTAACGATATCATCGTGACTCGCAACTAGCACAAACGGCGCTGCTTGACTCGTGGTGCCAGGAAAAGAAAAGGCAAGCAACAGATCATTCTCAGTTGATTCTACTATGCCTTTGATCGAGCCTCTTTTCTCACGATCAGGTAGTCCAATGTGTATGTTAGAGAAAGATCCGCGCTTTAAGTAGACGTCGTTCTCGAAGTACACGTTCCACGCGCAGCTTTTGTTTTGGCCTGCCATGTAATACGTCTGACCTTCAGCAAAAACTATTTTCTGTGAACTTGATATGAAATAGTACGTCGCACACGCAGCTACAAGCAGCGCGAGCAGTATTGAAAATCTAGTTTTTTCTCCAACTGTTGCCATCTAGATTTTTTTGCCCTTCTACAGTGATAAAAGGCATCTTCATCACGTTATTAAATATTTGCTCGTGACTATTAGTAGCATTTTCTATGATATGAATTTGCTTTTTTTCTTTGGATTTTTCACCTGTGTACTGCCAAGAGGTACCGTTTTTGGTCCATGCTTGTGTTTCTGAGACCCTTTGGTCTTTATTTAAAATCATTAGAGAAATGGAGATAGCGACTACAGCCACTACAGAATTCTTAAAGAGTTTCATTGAAATTACTCCGCACAAAGCTCGTTTAATTTTTTTTACTGATACGAGCGTTCCTACATATTTAGTAATATGCAAAAAAGCATTAAAAAAATATGGTTTATTTTCCTTCTTCCTCTGCTGCTAGGTATTGCAAGTTGTAATGTAAGTCCGTATAGAATTGACATGCCTACTGACGCATTTGGAATGTTGCGTCACCACATGATGCTGTCTATCTGCAAAGGCAATAAAGGTGGCTGCACAGGTAAGATAACAACCTCGTCGTCCTCAGGCGCATTCTTTGCTAGAAGCAAAAAAGATCCAGATTATAGCTTCTATCTTACAGCAGGCCACTCTTGCGCAGAACCAACATTTCCTAAGTTTCCTGACGGGTCCTACATTAAATACATGGGGTCTAATCTTGAAGTTGTAAACGAAAAGCTTGAGAGAATGCCTGCGACAATTGTAAAGATAGATAAACCTAATGACCTTTGCATTTTAAAAGTAAAGACATCTCATGTCAAGCACATCAGCTACTTAGATATCGCATCTGATCCGGTTCCTCGTGGCGAGAGAATCTATAATATGGCTGCACCCTATGGATATTTTGGCAGGGATACAATTCTTTTGTATGAAGGTTTTTATGTTGGGCGCCCAAGTCGTCACGAATCTGTTTTTACTTTACCTACTCGACCAGGATCTTCAGGTTCTCCGATACTAAACGCTTCTATGGAAATCGTCGGTGTCGTCTATGCAGGAGTTGAGAAACTTGAAACAATGTCAATAGCTTCGCCCCTCGACGCGATTCAAGAGTTAGTCGAAGGTGTTATTGACGACGACAGGGGCGTAGCCAAGTTTTGCCTCCTGGGTTATTGCTTTACGGCATACGTGAGATGAGCGTTGTCAACAGAATAAAAAGCAAGATTAAAGCTTGGAGATGGTCGCATCTTAAAACGCTATGGATGCGTTACGGAATTCCATTTCTCATCATATTCATAGCCTGGGAAATTGTTGAGGATGTTGTGTTCCCTGCTATTTTTTATCTGCTAGGTACACACGTAAACGAAGCTTTCTACCTAGGTATTCCTGCCGCATGGATTCTATGCTTTCATCCTGTTGCAGTTCCAATACTATGGGCAATTTATTGTTATGCAACCAGGAAAAAGCACGTTAAAATAGACTTAGAAGAGGATGATTGCTGTTGAGAAAGTATATTTTTTTATTCGCCCTTTTGAGTTCTTGCAACGCTGCTCATCAAATAGAGACCGCGGATAGCGAACCTGTATTTGCTGAGCAAACCATAAGTTATGCACACCCATCCGAAGAAGACGTAGAGATACTATATTTTCACGCTTCTTCAGTGCTAGGCCATCTAAACTCTGAACAGCTGACAAACGTTAGCATTATCTTAGAGGTGGCAGAACAGCAAAAATTTGATAAGTACATGATGCTCACTATCGCGTTTAAAGAAACTTCTTTCTACGCAAATTTGACTTCAAACACTGGTGATTATGGGTTATTCCAGATAAATGCTAAGTGGTGGTACAAGTTTTTAGGATACACATCAAAGAAAGACTTTGTTCAACACAACATGGATCCAAAGATCAGCGCGCAAAATGCTGTCAAAGTTATAAAAGATTTAATGCGCTATAAAACTTGCAAGGGTGAAGATATCTTTGCGTGTTACAATGGCGGCCCAGGATGGCGAAAATCCAAAAATAGAGCAGTCATAGAGCGTTATAAGCGCTCATCGCTTAGAATTAAGCGTCTCGTCACTGACAAATACGATGAGTGGATATCTCGAAGATAATCCAAAGTTTAACGTCGGTGACTTAGTTGTCATCGATAAGAAACTCTACAAGTCATTAACTTCTAGAAATTTTCCAAACGGGGCTCCAGTTTTTGCGCTTGTGATTGCTCGAAGGGCTCACGTAGATATTCAGAGTCATGTTGTTCCCGCCTCAGGAAATCGATTTTTTGATTACAAAATTTTACTAAGCGGGGAAGTTTATTGGGTATACGAAGATGAGATCAGCGAGATCGGATTCTTGTAATACAAATCTCAGTTTTAGTGTATAAATAACCTGTCGCAAAACGATAGGATCTACATGTCGCATCAAACCACTAATAACCTTCGCTTGTTAGGCATCGGCATTATTTTATGCTCGTTTGTTGTACCTGGCCCGCAAATCGATAGCCTTGCTAATTTGGCTATGATTGGTCTCCTCGCTGATTGGGCATACAGAATCGTTTCTGACACTAAAAAATAAACAAAGCACTAGGTGCGCATTATATAGAATGCCATACAACACTTAGGAGTCAAATGAAAAACAAAAGCAAGTGGAAGAAATTTAAAGACACTATTACAATCAACGGTCAGGAGATGTCTGTGATAAAATATAGATGCCTTAGCGGTTGCGGATGCGTGCAAACTAAAGTGCCAGACAGAACTAAAACGTGCCCAGGATGTGATGTTAATAATAGTAGGCGCAGAGAAGCCGAAGAAGCATCGTCAGCTCGCGTCAAAGGAGGTCTTCCAAAACGCAAAGGTGGAAACTTTAAAGAAGTCGACACAGAAGGCGGCACACCCTATAATCCCCCTAGCACAATGAAGAAAATGTGAGAAAATAATTGGGCTTTCGAGTAATAAAAGAGTCAGGCAAAGAAGATAAGGTTAAAACGAATCGACTTAAGCGGCAGTTGCGAAAATCCTGTGACAAGATCACAAAGACAATCACAGAAGAAGTTGAAAAGTTTCGCGAGATGGCAAATACCGAACAGCTAGAAGATGCTTTCTGGATGCACGCTGCACACCGCGCTATGCTTTATATCGACGCCAAAAGCGAAGATAGTTTTTTAGCGGCTGAGTTAGGTGATTTATTTGCCCTGGGCGACTTTGACTCTCCAGAGAAATTCAACACACACATTGACATTGATCGCCTTGACAAAGCAAAAGAAAAAGAACGTCTAAAACAACTAAAGAAGAATAAATGAAAAGTGCAAAATCACCTGCATCTGGAGACTTAGTGTCTGTGCTAATATCTGAGCGCAACCCTTTGACAGGAGAGCTTGAGCATGCTTGGAAGTCAGGTATACTACTAGAAACACTTGACAATATTGAATTTGATTCTCTGCTCTGGGTAGAAGTGCTTGTTGACGGAGAAAAGGTAATAACAACACCTGATAAAATTGAACTTGTTTCATGAAAGGAATAAAAATGGAAAATCAGTTTGAAGATACAGTGAAAGAGTTTATGACTCGCCTGACCACGATTGAGTCTGAAATGGACACGCTTCGCGATGATCGCAAGGAGTTGATCGAGGAATTTAAGACAAGGCTCGACACTAAGGCGCTCAAGGCTGCGCTAAGTATTTACAAGATTCGCTTAAGAAATGTTGATTCTACAAATACGATCGAGCAGATGCTTGATATACTAGAGGCATAATATTGAAGCCCGGAGACTTAGCGTGGATTCTAGACGATGAACTACCAGAGGATTTCGGGTTTATAGGTGTGGTGTTGGAGATGCCTAAGTGGAGAGAGGATGACTATGAGCACATGTGCTATAAGCTTCTCTCTGACGGAGAGGTTTACTACATTGAACCGGAGTTAGTAGCCCCCTATGAAGAATATGAAGAAGTACGATAAACTAGTTCGTGATAAGATTCCAGCAATTATTAGAGAGTCTGGTGCCACTTGCAAAGTCAGGACTATTAAGCCTGACGAGATCGAGACCTACTATCGCAGAAAAATCCAAGAAGAGCTTGATGAGCTTTTTGAGAACCCTTGCGCAGAAGAAATGGCTGACGTAATGGAAGTAGTAGACTCTTTGAGAACCGTGCTTAACTTAAGTATTGAGAAAGTGATCGATGCCAAGTGTGCCAAGAGAAACGATCGAGGTGCGTTCAAGAATGGCACCATCTTAGTACACGTAGATTAGTAATATCTCTTGTTGAGTGCATAAATATATTGTAGGCCTAGGAGCTTTGTGATGAGTTTGCATCTCGACGGAGATTTACCTAAAATCGAAGAAAAGAAAGGTCTGGTCGAAAAGTTCGTCAGCCATTGCTGCAAAATGCTGGGCATCGACAACGACTATGATGTGCATATCGTCGATGACAGAGATGCACACGAAATTAGAACTACAGCTTACTACGATCCAAACAACGAGATTATAAAAGTCTACGGTAAGGATCGAGCACTTCCCGATGTACTCAGGTCTATTGCTCACGAACTAGTTCACGCTAAGCAGCATGTCAAAGGTGAGTTTGAAGAGCATCCACGTCAAGATATCGGAGGCTACCTGGAAGATGATGCAAACGCACGTGCAGGTTCTCTTCTCAAAGGGTTTGGGCTGAGCAGAGAAGACGATGATGTCTATGAAGTTCGCCGGCAGTTTGAGAACCTTGTCGTAGAATCTGTGATGCTGCAGGTCTCTACAGGCCAGAAATCTTTAAGTGAAATCAAAGAATCAACCCGTGAGATCGTCAGGGAAGCTTTAACAGCAGGTGCAGTCAGTGCCATTGAAAGCCTCAAGCTGGCTAACTTCGGTAAAGTATCTCAGGCTGACATAGCAAGCGGGAACGCTGTTCACATCCCAGTAATACAAGCCCTCCAGCAAGGCTTGAAAGATATGGGATTCGATCCCGGCAAGATAGATGGAATTTTTGATGCCGCGACAGAAAAAGCTGTAAGAAGCTTCCAGGGCAAAAACAACATTAAACAGACAGGCACTACGACTAAAGAAACCTGGGAAGCGCTTTTAAAAGCGAACGAAGACGGCAAGATCAAGTCAAACGTTGGCGTTCAGCGCCTGAGGAAGCCTGAAAAGAAAACAGCAGTCGCCGCAGGAAAAGTAAATTCAGATTCTGCTAAGCGCGCTCAAGAACTCTCGAAAGATACAGGTATTCCCGCTGAGGTTATTTACGCGATTGAGATGAGAGAATCCTTCGGTGACCCAAGCGCTTTCGCTTACAACGCCCACATTTCTCGAAATCCTAAGTACAGTGCGATATCTGGGCACACGCTTTCATCTTCTGCAATCCGCAAGCTTCCTTCTGGTAGATCTTACTACGGTAGTAATGCGAAGAAGCAGTTTAACAGAGCATACAAAGTTGACCCAGTTGCAGCGATCGCAGGCGGTGCGTGGGGTTTGTATCAAGTGCTTGGAGCTTTCTCACTCCTAGATCACGACGGTGACCCAGAGAAATTCTTGGCTGCTTGGAATTCAAACCCAGAAGAACACTCTAAAACAGCATTTAAGCGCTGGGTCGATAGAAATCCTAAGGCTGTGGAAGCAATGAAGTCAGGCGACACGCCTGCTTGGGTAAGAAGGTATTACGGAGCAGCAAGCTCAGATTACATCAACCACGTCACAAAAAACATGGCAAGATACAACAGGGCGTATCGAGCAACGTCATGAACAACCTGCAAGAGAATAAGCTTCGTGAACTGATAAGAGAAGCTCTGTCGGTTTACGGTGCACGCAGGTTTGCAAACACCCTCGGCGGCTACGGAAGAATGTTCAAGCTAGGGGTGGATTACAAGAATGCTTCCACCAATATTCCGCAGGTACGTGTAGGCTCTGTTGAGAGATACCCAGAGATACCTGTTAAAGTCCTGATCATGTCTAACTGGAACGGCCAAGCGCTTTATGATGAGTTGTTTAAGACAGGATTCTTTAGTGACCGAGTCAACATGCAACCAGATAGATACATCGCTAAGAACGGTGACTTGCTCGTTTACGGCCACGCGGTGACCGGAGACGGAATTAAGGCTGAAGTCCCCTATTTGGTCAAGACTGAAGTTGAGAAGGCTGTAGCGCGCCTAGCAAGCAAAAATCCAGACGCTAAGTACAAAGTAAGAGCGGAGCTAATAAATTGATCAATACGCTTCTCACTTGCTTCTACATCTGTACTCAAGCGCTAGCAATATTGCTTTTCATCCATCAAGTCAGAGCTGTTGCTAAATCTGTGACGGCGGATGCGATCTCTGTTCCTGCTTACTGCGTTTTCACAATGAGCGCTTTCGCATCTGTTTTATACACACTTATTGTCGTTCATGACTTAGTGCTAACAGCAGTTGTAACGTCTTACTTTATCGGCAACATGATCATTTTGTACCTTGCTTATTTTAAGCAGAAAAAACTTGGGAGCAAAGAGAATGTTTGAAGAGGGCGAAATAGGGCTTTACATCATCTCAGCAATAACAACTGCGATAATCGCTTCAACTGTTTACTGCGGGTAAAGCTATGAAGAAATTTATCACACCTGAAATTGAACACATGATTCGTTTAGAAGTAGAATCAAAACTGCGCAATCTATTACCACAAATAGTCAGGCCGCTTGTTAGGAAAATTCTACATGAAAAAGAAGCCCTTGATTTCGAGGATGTCAATTTTTACGACGACTAGCTTAAGTTTAATCGTCCTTGCTTTTATCACATCGTGTCCAGAGCAACCAGTACCAACAGAATATGATGCAGGCAGGATCGTTCGCCTAAGCCCTGCACCTGCCGCACCCTACGACGCTGGCCCAACTTACACGCCCATTCCTTACGATGCAGGTCCGCCAGTAACCTTAGATTCCGTCACTCCCCCAACCGGTCCGGTGCAAGGCGGTGTGAGAATTAGACTGAGAGGCCAAGGGTTCGCCCCTGACTCTGTCGTGATTGTTAATGGCACAGACGCAACAGATATCTTCGTTACAAACAATCGAATTATCACCTTCAGACTGCCGCCAGGACAAGCAGGCACGGCAGAGATAGTAGTTCATAACAGTTTGGGCACAGCTACTACTTCTGACTTTGAGTATATCGACGAGCACGCACCTCAAGTACACCCCAGTCGAGGATCCATCTCAGGGGGAACTTACGTATCAATATTCAAAGAGGGAATCGGAGATGAGAATGCCACAGTTCTTTTTGCAGGGATGATGGCAACAGTTGTCAGCGCTCCTGACGACAACACGCTAAATGTGTACACTCCTCAAGGTATGCGCGGATTCGCAGATATCAGCATCGACGCTAACGGAAATCAGTCAACCATCTCAGGCGGGTTTGAATATTACGATCCGACATTTACTACAGGCGGTGCGCACGGAGGAGTTGTAGACGGAGCTTTCAATGTTAAAGTTCTAACCATAATTCAGGGTGAGAGAGTGCCGATTCCTGAGGCAGTTGTTTGGCTTGGCTTAGATCCGAGCCCAGAGTACGTTAAGCTTACTGATGTTAACGGCTTAGCAACGCTATCAGGTGCTAATGTCTACGGTGCACAAACAGTTTCGATAGCAGCAAACTACTGCGACACAGAGACATACATTGAGATGCCTGCAGAAGATCTTACAGTTTACTTGATGTGCAGTTTTCCGTCTCCACCCGCATCAGGCAGTCCACCACCACAACCTCCGGTAATTTTTCCGAGAATCATGGGCACAGTGACAGGGTTCTCAAAGGCGCTGTTTGACCCATACACGCTAGGCCCGAATGAGAGAGCGTTCGGTTTCATTGATCTCACTCAGCGCAACATCTTTAGCAGAAAGACTCCAAAGGCAACAGCGTGGGAGCAACCTGTACCAGATGGCGGCCGACCTTGCACGTGGTTTACGACAGGTAACTGCATCGTAGTGTACGGCAACGACACGATCTTTGAGGACAATGCAACGTTTGATTTTATCACAGTCCCAGGCAGGTACGCTCTGGTCGCTTTCACTGGTGTTATTAACATCCGGACTCAAGAAGTTAGAGACGTTAGGCAGATGGGTATTACTCGAGGCATTAACGCAGTGTTCGGTGAGACAGTCTCAGATGTTGTCATTAACTTAGAGTACGATTTACAAAGGTCAACCCTGATTACGCTGCCAAACGCACCGTTTCAACCTGATGGTCGAGATGGACCTACGCATTCCAAAGTCTCGTCTTTCTTAGATTTCGGGGGAGAAGGTGTGTATCATCTAAGCACGCAAACAAATGATAGGCCTCACTTGCTGGTTGAGAGCCTTCCCTCTATCTCAGGGCAGCAGATCACCTTCTACGCAGGAACATTCACACGAGAGTGGGATCCGAGCTACGATAACTTGGTGCCCTGTCGCATGCACTCAGATTGTCAACCTGGACAAACTTGCGCTGAGGGAGAAAGAGGCTTGTCTTGTCATGGCAACTACGCTTACAACGAACCTTACAGCGCTATCATCAGGTCTGCGCAGGGTGATCTCCGGTCAGGTGCAGAGCTGGGTGATATGGTGCAGTTTCCCAGCATGGTGAGCCCGCGTCCCGGTGAGTTCTTGTCAAACAGAATGTTCAGGTGGCGCACTAGCCCAATCACAGTCTCACCCTCTATCTACATGATCACGATGGCTGAGGTCTCTACCAACAAGCAATGGAGAGTTTACGTGCCTGGGCACTTGACCAAGTTTAGGCTGCCTCACTTTCCTCCCGGAGGTTTTGACGGAGCAGTTGAGACACCCAGTTCTGGTGCGTTCATGTTTAGGATGATCACTGCTCTGATTCCGGGTTTCAACTACGGGCAGTGGGACTTGAACGAGATTGCGTCTCACAACCGCCGTGCCTGGACACAAGAGATCTCAGTATTTACCCTTGACAATTAATGTGTTAAGAAATACTTATAGACAGCATAAGGAGTGCAACTATGTCTACATTTGACCGCTGGAATAAGATGGCAGGACTTCTCAATGAGTCTGCTGAACCACAACAAACTGTTGAAGCTGAGGAAACTCAGGAAGCTATAGCAGAGGAAACGCAGTCTTCTACGATGAACGAGTCTGATCTTCGCGGGATGATCGCAGAACTCGCGAAGGAAATACTGAGCGAGCGCCGTGCTACGAATGCTAACGTTGCATTAATTCAGCAAGCCCTTAAATCTATTTCTGATGGATCCTCGGAGATACAAGATCGAGCAACTCTCGACCAGTTTGCCAATCTCACTTCAGACGGAAAATTCGGCAGAAATACCAAGACCCAAGTTCGAATCTTCCAGGACGTAGCAGGCCTGAAAGACGATGGCATAGTAGGCCCAAATACTCTGCGTGCACTTATTAATGTGTTTGATAATGCTGGTGCCAAAGGAGCTGCAATCGTAGCTGGTATGCAAATGCTTCTTGATCAAGGAGTTGTAGCAAGGCAAGGACATGGCTTTGAAGGCAAGAAGCGCTCTAAGAAGGCAGCTCCAAAGCCTGCTGCACCCGAAGCTCCTAAGTCACCAAAGAAGAAGATGACAGTTGCTACATCAGACGAAGATGATTTCTTGAGCGATGAATTCCTGGCTAGTCTACCAGAAGATCCTACTTTTGCACAGATTACTGCTGATAAGGGCGAAGCCGTCGCAAAAGCACTTATTGGTGAACCTGCACCTGGTGATGAGCCAGAAGATTCAGACGTAACTCTTCCAGGTATGCCAGACGTTTTCGCTCGTGGTCTTAAGTTTACCAATGTTTACGGTGAAAAAGTTTTGGATATTCCCAGCGATGACTACGAAAAAGCAGGTGCACCTGATAAGGCCAAATTAGCAAGAGCGAATAACGTAGACAAGGTGATGATCTCTTAAAAAAGATTTGCGCTTAAAATCTGTGTAAATTATACATTGCTATAGTATAATAGTGGCGAGGAGGAACAAATGGTTCTCGCTACTTTGCTAGTTCTGTCGTCGCCTACGGGCACTGTTTCAATGCAAGCAGTCACCATTAAGTCCGAGAAAGACTTTGACTGCAAGACCCCGATCGACTACCGATTCGGAAGGATCACTTCTCACTTCGGAGTTCGTGACAATCCGTGGGGCCCGGGCAAGAAGTTTCATCACGGCATCGACATCGGAGCAGATGAAGGTGTCAAGATCAGAGCAGTTGCTGACGGTTACGTTTACTTCGCTCGGAAGTCTAAGCGAGGAGGCGGACTGCAAGTTAATGTCCGGGCACCTAACAACCTGAAGTTCAAGTACTCTCACATGTCAGAGATTCTTGTGAAGGAGGGTACGCAGGTCGTGGCAGGTCAAGTCATCGGACGTGTTGGTAGCACGGGAAGATCTAGAGGCCCACACCTTCACCTGGAGATCTACTGGAACAAGGGAAGAAACACGAGTGACTTCATCGATCCCAGACAGTTTGTTTGCAAGTACCGTGAAAACATTTGGAAAAAGCACTCGCACTGATGAATACACTCTCACGTTTTATCGAAGACATGGCAGCAACCTCTTCAGTACTAGATAAAGTTGCACTGCTAGAATCCTCAGACGAGCTAACACGAAAAGCGCTTTACTACACTTACAATCCTTACTTGCAGTATCACATCGGTGTGAAGAACCTGCAGAAGAGATCTGATCTTTGCGACGACACGTGTGACTACCAAGATGTGTTTGACCTACTTGACGCATTGAATGCACGAGAGATCACAGGTCACAAAGCACTCTCACAGACCAACGCGTTCTTGCAGGAAAACCCGAAGTGGAAAGACATTTTAAATCTCATCCTCGACCGTAACCTGAAGATCCGAGCGTCTGAGAAACTTATCAACAGAGCGTGCGACAATCTCATTCCCACGTTCGACGTAGCATTGGCAAACTCGTATGATGAGAAGACTGCTAAGAAAGTTGATTTTGAAAATCAAGTCTGGGTGGTGTCCCGAAAACTTGACGGAGTTAGATGTCTCGTTATGGTAGATGAGAACGGTCACGCCACCTCATGGGCACGTTCCGGCAAGCAGTTCCAAACTTTGCGGAAGGTGGAAGAGGAGATCGAAGCACTCGGCGTGACCAACGTCGTCTATGACGGCGAGATGTGCCTGGTTGATGAGCACGGCAACGAGGACTTCCAGAGCATGATGAAGCAGATCCGACGCAAGGATCACACGGTCGAGAACGGCCTGTTTCAGATCTTCGACATGATCGACCTGCCTGATTTCCAAGCAGGCGTGTCCGAGGACGGGTTTCTCACGAGGTTAGGCAGATTAGCTGACACACTCCGAGAAGCTGATCACAAGCACTTGGCAATATTAGGCCAGCAGCGCCTCACGGACCACGAGGACTTCCAGAAGTGGCGCCAGGAAGCCCAGGATGCTGGCTGGGAAGGTTTAATGCTTCGACTTGATACCACATATAAAGGTAAGCGGTCGAAGGACATCCTGAAGGTCAAGACAATGCACGACGCCGAGTATCGAGTGGAAGGTACTGCGTTTGGCCCGTTTCGATACGTGAAGGACGGCAAGGAAGTAGAAGAGCAAATGCTGTCAGCTGTCTTTGTCAAACACAAAGGTAACACGGTTCGAGTGGGTAGCGGGTTCACGATTGAGCAGCGGCAACATTTTATGAATCATCCTGAAGATATCATGAACAAAGTGATCACCGTGCAGTATTTTGAAGAGAGCCAAAACCAAGACGGCGAATACAGCCTGAGGTTTCCGGTCATGAAAGTGATTCACGGTGATGAACGGACTTGTTAATGAGAGATGATGAACTTCAGCGCTTAAAGGCTAAAAACAATAACCTCGAAAAAGAAAACAAACAGCTAAGAGAAAAAATTAAAATGCTGTCAGCAAAGCTTTTTTCAGAGCTACAAACAGGATATCGCATCTCTAAGAGTCCTGATGAAACAACTGCATTGCACATGGACTTATAAGGAGAAAAAATGAGCGCAGTAGAAAACGGTAACGTAGTCAGTGTCCACTATCGTGGCACCCTTAACGATGGTTCGGAGTTTGATAGCTCTCACACCCGCGGCGAACCCCTGACCTTTCAAGTAGGCGCAGGACAGATGATCATTGGATTTGACGCTGCTCTGCCCGGCATGACCGTAGGTGAGACAAAGAACATTACACTCACCCCCGATCAGGCATACGGTGAAGTAAATGCGGATGCTTTCGCTGATATCTCGAAGGACAACTTTCCTGATGACTTTGAGTTCACCAATGGCGGCATGATCCAGGGCATGGGACCTAGCGGGCCAGTCGTTGGTACGATCGTTGAAGTCAAAGAGGCTGCAGTGAACGTCAACTTTAACCACCCAATGGCTGGCAAAGATCTTAACTTCGAGATCGAGCTAGTTGAGATTCAGCAGTAAAGGAATCTCATGTTCAAGACGGTAATGATCGATCCTCCCTGGAAGAAAAGCACAGGTGGTGTTGGGCACAAATCCTTGCAGCCTTCAACTCACTACGACGTTCAGACCAGGGAGGAGATCGTTGCTACTTTAAAGCGATGGTTCGAAGAGTACGGAGTTGCGTCGGAGGCACACATGTACATGTGGGCTGTAAACTCTTTTACAGCAGGAAAAGATCAAGGCATCATTCCTGCCATAGATGTGATCGAGCGCCTAGGCTTTACACCGATCACTCTGATTCCGTGGGTAAAGAGCAACGTGGGCAGCCCAACCCCTTATGGCATGCGCTATACTGAGATGTGTATCTTCGCAGTGCGTTATGGCAAAGGAAAGGGAAAGAACACGAGGTACAGCGGCACTGATGATCCCGAGAATGTTGTGAACGGAAAAGGATTGTGCTCGTCTAAGGATTATCTCATTGCACCTCGCCGTGAACATTCAAGAAAGCCTGAGGAGTTCTTTGACTTCATCGAGCAGAGAAGCGCTGGACCTTACTTAGAGCTTTACTCAAGAACAGATCGACCCGGCTGGACGACAGATGGAAAGGAAGCAGGCAAATGGAAGATTCTAAACGACAATCAAAACCCAAGCGATTAGTTTACTTCGGTATTTTTGCGTTATTTTTGGCAATGTTTTTGGTCTTTAGATCTCAAAACTTAGCACAAGATCAGTTTGCGACAGACGCAACGTTTTTAAACGCTGTTGAAGCAAGCCTAGAAGAAGAGCAGTCGGGTGTTGAGAATGAGTTGCCGCCCTGGGCTCTTGATGAGATGAGTTACGGAGATGCCGAAGAGGACTAAGTTTTTCTCTGGTGACCTGATCGAAGATAAAGTGTCAGGTAAACACGGGGTCGTCATAAAATTTCTTCACACTTGGCCTGTTGTAAAATCTCAAAGAACAGGTGATAATGTGAGGGATATGTACGAAGTTCTTTTGAGTGACGGAACAAAGGCATACTTGAAGCACGATGCCATGATAAGAGCTGAGAATGCTGTCGACAGGTGATTTGGTCGAAGTCAAATTAGGCTTCCCAAGTCCTTTTAACGGAAGTCGAGGCATAGTGTTTTCAGTCAATAAGACTGCACCAGCAGATAGAGAATACTCAGTTTTTACTTCAGCAGGACTATACTCTTTTTCAAGAAGCGAATTAGTTGTTTTAGATGACAAAGAATGACAAGTTTAAGCCTGGAGACTTGGTCCGATTTATCGTTTTAAAGCGCCAAAACAGAGACTCTGGAAAACTAGGTTACATCACAGGATTATCGCAGAAACGGCGCCCGCACAGAACAGATGTGTATTTAGTAAAGTTTCAAAACGAAGAAATCAGAGAGGTTGATGAGCGATGGCTCGAGACAGCGCCCGAGCTTTGCGATGAAAACATTGTGTAGTTTTTCTTGATAATGATTATTATTAACGCAGGAGAATTAGCTTGATTATCTGTGTCTGTAATGGGATTTCTGACAAAGAAATACAGAAAGCCGTAACTGACGGATGTGATGATTTTTTGGATCTGATGGAAATCCTGGGAGTTGCAGATGAATGCGGTACCTGCTTTGATGACGCATATCGCGTGTTCGAAAAAGCGCTAAGTGATAATTAGTTATGGAACATTCCACCGGGAGATAAAAATGTCAGATAACAATCAAATCGTTGAGCGAGAAATCGAAGGAAAAAAATATACATTTAGCGGACTTGTAAGAGACAAAGACGGCGTTTTAGAGTTTGTCAACAAAGAAGAAGAAAAGCAGCTGGATGGTTTAAATGACCTGCTTAAAGCTGAAGTAGTTGCCATACTCTTTGCTGAGCATTTGAGACAGTTCCCACCCGCAACAGATGAAGATTGACATGCCTCAAAAATAAAGCTTCTTATAGGGATGCGCAAAAATATTAATCCAAAATCCGGCGATATGATTCGCATAAAAAAATACTGTAAAATCGGCGGTCTCTGCGGTATTATTGTAAAGGCCAATGGCACGTTCCTCAAAGCTCTTATGCAAAGCGGGGAAATCATTGATGTCATAAGTGCAAATTGTGAGGTTGTAAGTGAACACTACCGGATGGAAATACGCAATGATTCTGGTAGATATCGATGATTTCGACCAAGAAGTGTGTCAACTCTCAGAGCTTTTTAACATTGATGGTCATCACGCATTTTGCAAGACTGAGCTCTTGTCTACATGGGAGTTAATGCAAGCTGCCAAAGACGTTCAGCGAGACGGTGTCAACAGATGGTTTTATGATAACGGAACTTTCTCGTGGGAGAAAGATGAGGAGACATCCAGGTACACATGGAACTGGACTCCAAGTGAGGACTATCCCGTTGAGTAAGGTCTACGTCAAAGATCTCAAGCGCGGAGAAGTCTATACATTTAATTACTGGCTTCACATGGGACCCGGACTTGTCCAGTACATCGGCCCTTATCAAAAAGAGTATACTAGCGGCAAAACCTGGAAAGCGCACAGATTCTTATGGGTCAAGAAGCCGAATGGATATGCTAAAGGAGAGTCTGTTGTGACGCTGTATGGTGACAACGTTCGAGGAACTTTGGGGTGGCACAATGAAAAAGGGTGATCTTGTTAGAGTTAAAGCATCTGAGTTTGATGACTGGGGTAGACACGCACAGGGATTTCGCGCAACTACGCAAGAAGAGCGCGACCAGTGGCGCCAGCAGCTAAGTAGCGATATCGATGCTGGGCTCACTGAGTGGCACGACTCGGCAGGAGAACCCAGGCTTGCGCCCCGTTCTCACTGGATCGATCTTGAGATGGGCGACACATACCTGGTGCTCAGAGCGAGAGCACACGCTCGTGTGGGCTGGGGCAGCGGCATTCCTAAGTGTGTCC